AGCTTGGGAAGGAGTTTATGACCTCGAAGTTACTGAAGAAACTTGTTGTACAATTGACGAACATATTCGTTATGTACACAAACGTTAATCATGAATGGTCGTGGTCCTTGGCTTATGCCTTGGGCCACTCCAAAAATGAGCCAGAAGAGGATTTCACCGATCAAGAATTGGAAGATTATTACCGAGGATGGTTCGATATTTTGGAACAAGAAGCAGAAAATGAAAAATAATTTTGGATAATTAAAAACTTTAATTATCTTTGTAAAAACAATAAACAATATGGAAAATAAATCATTTACTGGTTACGAAAGAGAGATGATACTAGATGGTATTAAAATCAGAGTTGCAATCATTGATGACATGGGGCTTTATTATCATATAAAAGATATAGCTAATATGTTGGATATGAAAAAACATGAGTTTAAAAATTATATAGGAGAATTAGACGAAACACAAGATGTTTGTTCTATTTATGCATCTAATCCGCATTATTATGGAATAATAGGCGATGGTAAATATATGTGCTCAGAACTTGTGGAAGCAAAAATAAAAGAAATATCAATTGAAAAATATGAATATCTTTTATATAATAAATATTATTTCGAATCTTTTATAAACTAATACTAAAAACAAAAACAAGATGAAACTAACAAAACAACAACAATTAGGCTCAGTAGAGCAATGGCAAGAGATTAAGAGAGATATCACTGAAAATTATTGTGATTATTCTGAAAGACTTAATAATATAATCGATTTATCTGTTGATAACAAAGCAAGTCATTGGAATAATCCAAGAAATTATTCAATAAGATATGATTATATGTTTGAAGGCACATCAATTCAAACAATATCATTAAGACATAGACCACATTATGCCGTGCCTATAACAAATAGACAAGAAATGAAAGAGTATCTAGAAGAACATGAAGAATTTTATTCTAGATTAGCTACTCATGAAGATGAATTATCTGCATTGATATTTAAAACTATGAGATTAGAATTAGATATATATTTTAATCCTAGAGACGAACAACGATATGCTAATTATTATGAAAATCATGATGAACGTATTTATCTATGTTATGATGCAGTAGGGAAACATTGTGGAAATTTTGCTGAAGGTTTTTTCCCACATCTTATGGTAGAATTTGGAACTAAACAAGAAATGTTAGATTTCTGTGATGAACAAATATCATTTTTAGAACATGACTGGAATAAAACATTATATGCAACGATAGGAGCAGTTAGTGTACAAACAAAGGAAGAATATAATCCACATGTATTGAAAGCATATTGTTTAGAAAATAAGTTAAAAATGGATGCTTTCACTCATAATAACAAAGTAATCATAGCTTATCCAGCTGAAGCATGGAGTAAAATTTATGACATAGAAATTAATGAAAAAAATAGATGTTTTATAACAGATAAAAGTAGAATTAGTTTAGCAGAATAAAAATAAAGCCCTTTTAAAGGGCTTTTTTTATTTCTTCATATGTAACCATTCCGATATCATTTAGATCGTTTTTAACTGCTTTAAAATTCATTTCACAACCATAATAAGTAGTAACTTCAAAACTCACATAAGCATTTTTTCCTACTTGTCTTTTATAGAATGAGGAATCAGGACAATCCACAATTAATGTATGTGTTTTTATATAAGGATATTTATCTTTAAACAATTTATATAAATATCTGCGCAAATTATTCTCTATAGATCGAATTGAATGCTTAAAATCATCATCAATAAGGATTCGCATACCGATACATATAAAATTCGAAATGTTGTTCTTAGAATTCATAGAACCTACTTCTAATGTAGCATCACCAAGATTTACTTTAGTCTTTTTGCCGTGTTTTTTCCCTCTACGTTGAGTTTGTTTTTTTGGTGTATCCATAATAAAGTTTTTTTTAAAGATACGATTTTATTTTTTAACATCCAATCATTTACACTTTTTTTAATGCGACTATATTTATTGACATGGATAAAGAAAAAATCATAAAACAATATGAAAAATATATATACAAAATCGCTAAAGGCTATGCAAAAGGCGATGATGACTTGTTCGAAGATTTGCAACAAGAATGCCGAATTGCCATTTGCCGTGCAGTTGATAATTACAATCCTAACAGTACTACTTCTTTCCATGTATATTTAACATACTATTTATTTGGTTACATGAAAAGATTCTTAGCGATGCATCTTAGAACAATAAGACCATCACACAATATATTATATGGGCCAAATTTTAAAGAAAATGTATTCCTTAGTATTGATGCACCTTTATCCGAAGAATTCACAATAGGCGATATTATTCTTGACCCAGATACTTTAGAAGATAATAGTGATGATGATGCTCATGTTAATAAAGTTAGTAAACTTTATAGAAATATTAATAAACTGAATCCAAAGTATAAACAAATAATATACATGAGAATATTGGAAGAAAAAACATTTGTAGAAATTGGAGAAGAAATAAATTGCACTCACCAAAATGCTAATAGAGTTTATTATAGTGCGATTTCAAAATTAAAGAAAATGATAAACAACGAATAATTTGGTAAAGCATAAGAACATATCGGAAATTAAGAATGTAACTACATTTGAAGAATTGGCTGAATATAACGATATTATAATAAAAACAGCCAAACAACTATATCCCGAACACATGTGGGCAGATATAGTCCAAGAAGCATATATCAAAGCGAAAAAATATTTAGATAAAGGCGTTACTATTAATAGTGGTTATTTTTTTTTAATAATGAAAAGTATTCATCTAAATAAAACAAAAAAGAATTTTACTGAAGAAGATATAACTTGCTACAATATCTTAGATGATGATGTTTATAATGAAGAATATTATCATGAAGTTGATAGGAAAATCCAAAGACTCGATGAATTCCTATCAACATTCCTAACCCAAGAAGAAATTAGGTTATGGAAATTCTACAAAACAAATACGCTAAACATCACAGCGATATTCGAAAATAAAAAAACCACTTCGATCAAATACAACATCAAAAAAATAATGATAAAAATAAAAAATCATACAAATGGTGTTGGAATAACCAAAGATATATTGAAATAAATTCATTTTTGTTTTTAAAATATATAATGTAGGAAAAATTAGGGAATATGAACGCAAAACAAATACGCTTTGTACAAGAATATTTAATAGACTTTAATGCAACAAGAGCATATATTGCGGCAGGATATGCAGGGAAACATTCAGATGCTGTTGCATATAGGATGTTGCAAAATCCAGAAATAAAAAAAGCAATCGAAGAAGGACAAAAAGAAACAGCCCAAAAGTTATTAATAACTAAAGAACAAATAATTCAAGATTTGATCGACATAAAAAACAATACCAAAGATAGTGAAAAATTTAGTAATAATGCAATTAAGGCATTAGAAGTTATTAACAAAATGTTGGGCTTTAACGAACCTGATAAGATACAAATGAAAGCTGATGTATTAAATAAAACGGTGCAAATAACATACAAGAAAAAAGATGGTGATGATATATGAATTTAGAAATAGACGAAGAATTCTTTAACCCCATATATTGGTGTTTCCAAGAATCATTAAACGACAACAACCTGCGATACATTATTGCATACGGTGGAAGTGGTGCTGGTAAATCATATAGTTTAGTCCAAGCAATTGTAATAAATTTATTATCGAAAGAAGATGAAAATTGTTTAATATTTAGAAAATTTGGTACTGACATTAAAGATTCGATCTACAATGATTTTAAGAATGTTGTTTCCACATTTGAATTGGAAGAATTCTTTTTATTCCAACAGAACTTCATTAAATGCACTCTAACGGGCAATTATGTTGTGTTTAAGGGTTTGGATGACTCAGAGAAAATTAAAGGTCTAGCAGGCTTTAAAAAGATTGTAATGGAAGAGTTAAGTCAATTCGACTATGATGATTTAAAACAAATCAGAAAACGTGTCAGAGGTAAAGAAGGCCAGCAAATTATTATGATGTTTAATCCAATATCAGAATTGCATTGGATCAAATTAGAGCTATTTGATAAAGATGAACTAATTGAAGTACCAACAACTGTTCAACAAAAATGGGTTAATAAAATCGGTGACACGGTTATATATAGAACAACCTATTTAGATAACAAATATATTGTGGGTCCTCTATTTTATGATAAACATACTATTGCCGATTTCGAGAAAGATAAAACTAGGGATTATGTTTACTATCAAATATATGCATTAGGGAATTGGGGAAGTCTTAGAACAGGAAATGAGTTCTTCAAAAATATTCGTACAGAAAAACATACAAGACCATTAGTATATAATCCAGAGCTCCCATTATATTTTTGTTTCGATGAGAATTCACTGCCATATTTAGCTTGTGCAATATGGCAATTAGATAATGGTATTGCAAGACAGATCGATGAGATAGCATTAGATAGCCCTGACAATACATTAAAAGCTACATGCTTTGAGATAGTAAAAAGATATGATGGTCATCAGGCAGGTGCATTTGTAATGGGTGATGCCACTAGTAAAAAGCAAGATGCAAAATTAGAAAAAGGTACTAATTTCTTTACTTTGATCTTAGAATACTTAGAAAGGTTTAGACCACAATTAAAATTAAATAGTATAAATCCTTCAGTTATTATGAGTAAGATATTTGTTGATAGCATATTCAATGGTGATTATGAGGATATAAATATAGTAATAGATTCTGACAATTGCAAGAAATCGATATACGATTATTTAAATACAAAAGAAGACCAAGAAGGTAAGGCTGATAAGAAGGTTATCACAAACAAGGTTAGCGGAGCGAGATACCAAGAATTTGGTCACTTCTCTGATAACCTTCGTTATTTTGCAACGACAGTATTTAAATCGCAATACCAAGTATTTCTAAATGGTGGTAAGAGAATTATTCCGAGAATAGGAAAAAGAAACAAAATGTAATTAATAATTGTTTTTAAATAAAATAGAAAGTCATGACATATTTAACACTCAATGATTATTATTTAGTAATTCAAGACGCACAATTACAACAATTAATAGGCTCTTCAGGAACCAACCAATTAGATTTGGCCACACAAATAGCAATGGCAACAGTTAAATCATATTTGATCCAAAAGTATGATATGGATGCTGAATATGCAAAGACAGGTGATAGTAGGGATTTGCAAACAAGATTAGCTGTTGTCGATGTTGCATTATATCTATTGCATTCTAGAATATCACCAAACAATATTCCTGAACTAAGACAGAAAAGATATGACCAAACAATTAGTTGGTTAAAGGATTCTGCAAAGGGAAATGTGACACCAGCATTAACAGAAATAGATATTACGACCACTGGTGCTAGGATTCGATTTGGAAATGATGGAACACCTAATAATAAATATTAATACAACACTATATGGCGTTTACATTTTTAGGAAATTTATTTAGTCCACTTAATAAAGAAAAACCAAAAGATAAAAAGATAATTATTCCAACAAATTATCGAAGATCAACAAATAGAACACAGCAAACAGTTGCAATGTGGAGAGATGCTATTATCCAAGCTGAGAATAGATATCTGCCATATCGGACTTCCATGATAACATTGTATCAAGATACTATTCTTAATAGCCAAGTTATTGCATGCACAGAGCGAAGAAAAGATTTAACAATGCTTAGAGAATTCGAATTTGTTAAACCAAGTGGAGTTGCTGATAAGAATACATATGAATTAATGAATAAGCCTTGGTTTAAAAAGTTTATATCATATGCATTAGATAGTTTATTCTATGGTTATACATTAATAAATTTAGGAAGTATTATTAATAATGAATTCCCAAATTTACAAATTACCAGAAGAGAATATGTATCGCCTGATTGGAATATGGTATTAGATTATCCTAGCACTCCAGCAGGCGTAGATTTTACAGAACCTAAATATAATAATTGGAATATATTAGTAATAACAAATAATCCAGCAGGGGTATCTCCTACTGGTTATGGCTTATTATATCCTGTTGCATTAATAGAAATTTATTTAAGAAACATATTAGGATTAAATGCTGATTATGTAGAATTATTTACTCAACCATTTAGAGTTGCAAAAACTGATAAGACAACAGAAGAAGAAAGAGATTTCTTACAAGAAGCAATTGAAAATTTTGGTTCTAATGGATGGGTATTAATGGATAAAGAAGATGAGATTGAATTCTTAGAAACAGGAACTAATAGTTCTAGTTTCGATGCATATGCAACATTTGAAGATAGATTAGAAAAGAAAATATCAAAGATAATTTTAGGACATGCAGATGCTTTAGATAGTACACCAGGTAAACTTGGTGCAACTGATGGAATGAATAGTCCTATTGCAGTTGCATTACGTGATAAGAAACAAGCTGATGCAGTGTTTATAGAAAATATTATTAATAATGAATTAATTCCTAGAATGAATGCATTAGGGTTTAATATCAAAAGTAAATTTCAATTTACTAATGATGAAGAAAAACAAGAAGAAATTAATTATATCACAGATATTGCAGTTAAAATGTCACAAGCTGGTTTACAAATCGATCATGAATATTTTACTGAACATACAGATATTCCAATAATGCAAGCTCCAACAGGAGCAACTGATACTAATATTGTACAAGATGGCAGACAAGTTTAATTTTTCGCAAGTAAGAATTCCTTTAGAGAAACAAATGAAGCAATTGCCTAAAGAGATTGCTAATATAGTTAAAGATGATTCTATAATTAATTTTTATGATGAGTCGTTTAATGGAAAACCGTGGCAACCACCAAAAGAACCACAAGACCATCCTTTACTTATTGATACAGGAGCATTATTATCGGCAGTAAGAAATAGTGTTAATACAGGAAATCAAGCCAGTAAAGATACATATAAATTGGTTGTTATAAATGATTATGGATTATATCATAATGAAGGAACTGATAGATTACCTAAACGCCAATTTATGGGACAAACAAACAAATTGGATAATAAAGTAATAAGATATATTGATAATAAGTTAACAAAATTATTCGAAATAAAATAAATATGGGCGAATTATTTACAGATTTGAAGAATAAAATAGCAGAAACTAATAATTTTAATTTCATAAATCCCTGGAATAATCAGTTAGATAAAATGAAAGAAGGCAATGCTTATGCTATACATAATCCAAGTTGTTTTATAGAATTAGAAACTGTTGACATGCATCAACTATTAAAAAAATATCAAGGGTATGATATCAATGTAAATATTCATATTGTATCAGAAGAACTAGATGCCGCAGATGGCACCATGGATTCTCATTTGAGTGTATTTGAATTAAGAGATATTATAATAAAAACTTTGGCTTTATATAAACCACCACAAGGTGGTTATTTAGTAAAGAAATATGAAATACAAGATTATACACATACAAATGTTTATCATTATATTATAAGTTATGTTTTCCATTATATAGATGATACTGCGGTACAACCATTAATGGTAATAACTGGATCGACATTAGCAACGACTATTAAAATAACAAAATAAAATGGCTAGAACAACTTCTCAAATCATTACAGCAATTAAAGCTGATATGGCAACATATCCTCAATTAGCACCATTATTAGCAAATACAAGCCAAACAAGCATATGGTATTTATTTATTTTTACTATAGCTTCTGCAATTGTCATATTAGAACAATTAATGGATGCCTTTAAAAATGATACTGATAATAAAATTGCAACAGCGGCAGCTGCAACAGCACCTTGGCTACAACAAAAAGTATTTCAATTCCAATATTCAGCCTCGAATCCACAAATTGTTAAACTAGATACAACAACATTTGCTCCAACATATGATATTATAAATCCTGATTTGCAAATAGTAAAAAAATGTAGTATTAATACAACCGTATCAAATTATGTCACGATCAAAGTAGCAAAAGATAATAATGGTGTATTATCGCCATTAGATGCAAGTGAAACAGCTTCTTTACAGGGATATGTTAATACAATTGGAACAGCTGGTATTAATTATATTGTAACTAGTAGTCCAGCAAATCAATTATATTGGAATGTTGAGATAACATATGATGCGCAATATGCTAGTGTTATAAAACAAAATATAGTTGATGCAACAAATGCTTATTTATTAAATATTCCATTCGATGGAGTATTTAGAGTTAATAAATTAGAAGCATATATATTAAATAATGTAGCTGGTGTTATTGACTTATTAACAAATCAAATGTCAATACGAGAGGATTATCAAACAGTTGACCAAGGAACTGCATTGGTGGTAAATGGTGATTTGGAATTAAATTCAATAAATCCAACATCTGGTTATATTATTACAGAAACAACTGGTGGATATACTTTATTAGATGGTAATAACATATTATTAAAAGCATATTAATATGGTATTAGTAAACTATATTGAAACGATTATTAATTTATTAGTTCCTGATAAAAGAACTGATAATACAATTGCATTTTTATCGCCAATAGCTAATCAAATACAAGTTAATAATAATTTAATTAATAATGTGTATAGAGTGGGTGCATCATATGATGAATTTGACATAAATAAAACTTATTCTAGATATGATATTGTTAAATATGGTAAAGGTGTTTATTATTCAGCAGAAGATAATAATTTAGGAAATTATCCTAATAATCCGCAATGGGTATTAATAACAAATAATTTTATAGGTAGTGATACTAGAGTTTATTTTAATGGAACCAAGATCGTATTCGAATATGCTATCAATACTTATTTTGGAACAATGTACCAACCAAATACACAATTAAATTCTGAAATATATGTAGAGACAAAACCAATAGATGTTAAAGGTTTTAATGTTGCCGCAACAGAAACTTTTTCGGATAGAGTTTACAAAAACACGAGTACAGGTTATATACGAAAAACAGATACAATCCAAGCTTCTTATACTTTAATAATTTGGGTTAAAGATTTAGGAACACCAGGTAAACCAACATCTGATGAAATTAAAAATTTTGCTAATAAATATATTAATACAGGGATTCATTTCATAATAAAATCGTATTAATAACATAAAATAGAAAAAAATACATGAAAAAATTAAAAACAACTGACATAACAGAAAGCGTGTCAATGCCCTTAAAATCAGGTACTTTAGATTTTATCCAAGAAGCATATCAAGAAACAAATGTAGCTTTGATGACTCAACTATTAGGTTATACTCCTGATGTTACAAAGGGTTATATAATTAGCGGTGTAAAAGTTACTATAGCTGGTTCTCTATATACAATAACTGATGGTTATATTTTTTTTAATAACGAAATTTTTAAAGTAAATGGTGGAACAATCAATTTAGCAGCAGGCCAACAAGTATGGGCAACCATTATAAATGTTCCTTATACAAATGCTGATCCAGTAACCTTCAGCGATAACATCCAACGAAATGTCCATTTGAATAGACAAATGCAATTTACTAGTGCAGTAACTGGCGACCTATTATTATCAAACATTATTAAAAGTGGTGTATGGTTAACTGGAGATTTAAAAGAGATAGATTGTACTAATGCATACATGACAGCTAACTTTGATTCAACTGGTTTAGGTATTAATGAAAGAATAGGCTGGGCAATATGTAATGGTAATAATGGAACTAAAAATAGAAATGGTAGAGTTAGTGTTGCATATGGAACTAGTTATACTGCATTAGGTACAATAGCTGGAGAAGCCTCTCATACTTTAACTATTAATGAAATACCTTCCCATACACATGATGTAATTGCTTCAAATCAAAAAGTTGGTACTGGAAATCCAAATGGTTTTGGTAATTCAGGTGTAGGAGCTACTCTTACTACTGAAAGTACTGGTGGTGGAATGCCTCATAATAACATGCAACCTTATATTATAACATTAATAATACAAAAATTATAATTATGGAATATAAATATACAGTAAACCCAGATTCCAAAAATCCTATTATGTTAATCAATGATAGTATTGGTGATGAAGGAATTAATGGCGCAGATTTCCAAAAAGAATTATTAACATTAGATTCAATGGGTAAAGACTCAATTGAGATTATGATTAATTCACCAGGTGGTTCTGTGTTTGATGGTTTGTCGATTGCATCTGCAATATTAAATGCAAAAACGCCAATAATAACTAATAATGTTGGAATAGCTGGATCGATTGCTGGCGTAATATATATGACAGCATCGAATAGAAAAATGGCAGACTATGCATTGTTTATGATGCATAACGTGTCGGGAGGTAATGAGAAAGCAAGAAACGAATTAAATAATTCAATATCGTTGTTATTGTCTAAAAATTCGAGTTTATCACAAAATCAGATAAAAATGTTAATGAATATTGAGACTTGGTTAAATGCTGATGATTGTTTAAAAAATGGTTTATGCAATGATTTAGATAACAATATTGCCCCAAAATCACAAAAAGTTGTTTTTAAAGAAAAAAATAGTTATACCGATATTTACGAATATGCTAATAATATATTAAAAGAATTTAACATGAAAAAAGAAACTCCAGCCACAGAAGATGTTGAAAATATCGAAAATGGTATCGAAATAGAGATATCAAAAGAATCTAAAGAAGAAGAGAAAAAAGAAGACATGGAAGATAAAACTGAAATGGACGAGGAAAATAAAGCTAAAAATCCTTGGGCAATTTGTTCTGCTAGTGTTGGAAGAAAAGATAAAGCTAAGTTCGAAGCATGTGTTATGAAAGTAAAAAAAGAATACGGTATACATAACGAAATGGACGAGAATACGTTCAACAATAATATTAAAGATAATAATATGTCTATGAAAAATGAAACTGAAGAAGTAAGTGTAATCGAGAATTCTACAACTGATTACACAAATTTACTTACTGAAAAGGATGCATTGATCGAGCAATTGCAGAACGAAATCTCTAGATTAAAAGCATCGCAAAAAGAAAAAGAAATCACAAATTTTATTGAAAGTGCTCTAGAAGTTGGTAGGATTAGTGATGAAACAAAAGATACTTGGATTAATTTATGTAATTCAGATTTTGAAAGTACTAAAGAGATTATTAATAAACTAAGTATTAATAAGCAAGCTCCTAAATTTGAAAACTCAACAAATAATAACGAGGCGAAAGCTCCCACAACATTTAGTGAAATGTTCAAATTCGCTAAAAAAAATAAATAATAATAATACAAAAAATTATAAGCTATGGCTAATCAACTAGTACTTTCTACGCCAAACTATACACAAGCGGAGAAGAATTTTTTTATCACTGATGCTGTTATCAGTCTTGACTCGGTTAATGCAAACTTGTTCTATGTGGCAAGTGATGTTAAAAATGACCAATATACATTTCCTAAAGTAACCTCAACAATTGTACTGCAAGATAGAGCATCTATTCCTACTAATGCAGGTAGTACAACATTATCTAATAAAGATTGCCCTTTAGGATCGTTTATGGGCTATTCAGAATTCGAACCAGCAATTTTCGAAAATCACTGGCATGTTGACCAGATTTCAGAAAAACTATTAACAAGAAGTTTACCTGTTACATTTGAGAACTACTTGGCTTCTAACTATACACAACAGGTCCTTGCACCTATAGAATTAATGATTTGGCAAGGAAGCAAGACATATACAGGAGCAACTAATAACTTACGTTTTGTTGATGGTATTATTAAACAATGTTTAACACCAGCAACAGCTGCTATTTCAATTACTGGAGCTTCACCAGTAACTTCAGCAAACATTATATCTAAAATGGAAGCACTTAAAAATGCGGCACCAAGAGCATTATTATCAAATGCTGATAGATATACTAAGCTTAAATTTATTTTAAGTGTTGAAGATGGTCAGAAATATGAAGATGCATTAACAAATACTACTTACAAAAATAATGACACAACCGAAAGAGGTTTGAATCGTTATAAAGGCTATGATGTTGTAATTGTTGCTGGTATGCCAGAACATACAATGTTCTTCGGATGGGCTGACGGAACTGTAAATAGTAATTTACATATGCCTATTAGTTCTATTGATAATATGACTTTTGATCTTAATAGATTGCAAAACAACTCGACTTTATATTTTTATAAAATGTTATTTAAATTCGGTGTGGGGGTTGCCAAGCCATATGAATTGGCTATGCATACAACTAAAACGCTAGCTGATTTTAGTTCTTAATTAGACTAAATAATGAAAATTAATTAAAGCTGCCGCTAATAATAAAGGTGGTGGCTTTTTTTGTAAAATAATAACAAAAGATTTAAATAATAATAATTATGTTAAATAACATAACATTTATCAAGGGTAAGGGAGGTCTAGGTCGAGCTTTACCTGGTGAAGATTATATCTCAGGATTAATTTTTTACGATAATAATTTGCCATCAGGATTTGCAACAAATGATAGAGTTAAACAAATATTCTCAGTACAAGATGCTGAAGATTTAGGTATTAAGGCAGATTATGCTGATGAAACACGAGCAACAACAACTATCACCATTACTTCTGTAGGGGCAAATGGCGACCAATTAGTTATACAAACAAAAGAAGGTGGTAATAATGGATCGAAAGCAATATCAGGAGGAACATTAACAGATGCTGTCTATTCTATGGTTACGATTGCAACATATAAAAAAGCATCTACAGAAACTGTGGTTAACGATGTTGCAACAGCAGTTGCGAATCTTATTAATTTAGGAAATGATACACATGGGTATTCTGCAACAATCAGTGGAGCAACAGTAACAGTAATAGCAAAACCTGGTATTGGAACATTTCCAAATGCAAAGACATTGACAATAATTCCATCAGGAACAATTGCAGCAACTTCTACAGCATGGGCTGGTGGAACTACTTCTAAAAATGCTATTAAACATTATCATATATCAGAATTTTTTAGAATACAACCACAAGGAAATTTATGGGTTGGAATTTTTGCAGTACCAACAGGAGCATATACATTTACTGAAATCGATACCATGTCAATTGCTTCTGAAGGGAAAATAAGACAAATAGGTATTTATCAAGATGGACAAGCATTTAATGCTGCTGATTTAACAACTATACAAAATATATGTCTTACAATAGATAGTAAAATAGCACCATTATCTGTATTATTTGCTTCTGATATTAGTGGTGTATCAAATTTATCAACACTTGCTAATTTGGCTACATATAATGCTAATAAAGTATCTGTAGTTATATCACAAGATGCTGGTAATGTAGGAAATCAATTAGCATGGGGATATGGCAAAAGTATTACTACACTAGGAGCTACATTAGGAGCTGTGGCATTAGCTAGAGTTAATGAAGATATCGCATGGGTATCAAAATTTAATATATCAGGAAATCAAGAATGTGAAGTAATAGGTTTTGCAAATGGCTTGCCAATTACTGATAGTTCTATGTCAACAAATTTATTCAACTTAATAGATTTGAAACGATATATCTTCTTAAGAAAATTAATAAATGTTGCTGGATCATACTTTAATGATAGCCATACAGCTATTGCACAATCTTCTGATTATGCTTATATAGAAAATAACAGAACTATTGATAAAGCTATTAGAGGTGTTTACATGGACTTAGTACCTATTTTAAATGGACCTTTAACATTGAATGCGGATGGGACATTAGAAGATGCAACTGTGGCATATTTAGAATCGCAAGGTAGCATTTCAGTTAATCAAATGGTTAGAAATACGGAGATATCAGCTGTTTCTGTAAAAGTAGATCCACAACAAGATGTTGCAACTACTTCTACAGTAGTAGTTGCAATAGAAATAGTTCCTATTGGTGTTGCACGTAATATAGTAGTTAACATAGGATTTGCAGCAAGTATATAATTAATAAATTTAATCTGAACTTAGTACTATTTTTCTGTTATTTATTAGTACTAAGTTTGGTATTAGATTTGTTTTTA